ATCCTTAGGTGAGAAATGATGCATGCTTCCAGATTGCCATCTCACTTATGCGCTTCGGAGAAACTGAGCCGTTCGAGAAAATATGTTTATGCTACAAGGAAACGGATAAAAACCTGGATGATGATTCGATTATCGAATGGTATCCCACGGAAAAGGATATGCTTATTCGATTTTCAAACTATCTCATCGAAAGGGATATAGATGTCATCACCGGATGGAATATCTTCGGTTTCGATCTTGAGTATATAATCGAGCGTGGACACCTTATGTCCTGTCCATTGTCGTTTTTCAAGATGAGTAAACTGAAGACGTATGTGTGCGATCTCGTGCCTAAAAAGCTCTCTTCGAGCGCTCTAGGCGATAATGAGCTGAAGCTTGTTCCCATGCCCGGTCGATTTATTTTTGATCTGTTTCATGAAGTTAAGCGTGAGTATAAGTTGGACTCGTATAAACTCGATAATGTCTCGAAACTCTATTTGGGGGACAATAAGATTGATATGGCACCGAAAGAGATGTTCCGTCGATACGAGCAAGAAGATCCGGTGAAGCTTCGGGAAGTTGCGGAGTACTGTATTAAGGATACTCTTCTTCCACACCGTCTCATTTCCAAGCTGTGTACGTTCATTAATCTACTGGAGATGGCTAAGGCTACTTGGGTGCCACTCAGTTATTTAGTGGAACGCGGACAGCAGATTAAAGTGTTCAGCCAACTCACAAAGAAGGCTCGAGAAATGAAATTTAAGGTGCCTACGTACGATTATGGACATACGGATAATACTGGGTATGTGGGTGCAACCGTTCTAGAAGCGATGTCTGGAGCCTACTACACTCCTATCACTGCCCTAGATTTCGAAGCCCTGTATCCGAGTATTATGATGGCACACAACCTTTGCTATTCGTCGCTCGTCATGGATCCCAAATACAAAAACATACCCGGAGTTGAATACGAAACCTTTGGGGATCACACATTCGCACAGAATGTTCCGAGTATTTTGCCCAGTATTTTGATAGAACTCAAGGCGTTTAGAAAGCAAGCGAAAAGGGATATGGCTAAAGCGACTGGTGCGATGAAACAGATGTATAACGGTAAGCAGCTGGCCTATAAAATCAGTATGAATTCTGTGTATGGTTTCACTGGTGCGTCCAAGGGAATCCTCCCATGTGTTGCCATTGCTTCTACGACTACGATGAAGGGTAGAAATATGATTGACGACACGAAAAATTATGTGGAGAAGAACTTTCCGGGGTCCAAGGTGAGATATGGAGATACGGATTCCGTGATGGTGGAATTCGACGTACAAGGTAGAACTGGAAAGGAAGCCATCGAGTATAGCTGGGAGCTTGGTGAACGCGCCGCGGAGGAGTGTACAAAACTCTTCAAAGCTCCAAATAACCTTGAACTCGAGAAGGTCTATTGTCCATATTTCCTATATAGTAAGAAGCGGTATGCTGCGAAACTTTGGACCAAAGCTAAGGATGGAAACATGAATATGGACTATATTGATGTTAAGGGTTTGCAACTCGTTCGCCGGGACAACACTCCACACGTGAGAGAAGTGTGTAAAGAACTACTGGATGTAGTCCTCGACAGTAGTGGTACGGATGCGCCCAAGGCTCTCGCTCGGAAACGAGCTGTAGAACTACTTGAAGGAGACGTTCCAAATGAAAAGCTCGTTTTGAGTCAGTCACTCTCCGATTCGTATAAAGTGAAAGGAAAGAGTGTGTCTATCACTGGAGATGAAGTCGCTAATATTAATCAAGCACACGTACAAGTTGTTCGAAAGATGAGAGAGCGTCAACCTGGGTCAGAGCCACAGTCCGGGGATAGGGTTCCCTATATTCTCATCAACACCGGTGATCCCAAAGCTCGTGCATTTGAGAAATCCGAAGATCCGGTGTACGCTCGAGAGAATAAACTCCCCGTGGACTATCCGTATTACTTCCTTAACAAGTTCTTGAATCCTGTATGCGATTTACTCGACCCACTTTTCGATAATGTCAAAGATGACATCTTCGGAGAGTTGTTAATGCGCGCAAAACCACCGAAAAAGCCTCGTAAAAAAGCCGATCCGAAACAACCTACTTTGATTAGTGACATATTTAAAAAAGAGGGTCCCTAATAGAGTATGACTGAAGTGCTTATCGAACTTGTCCACAGCCAACAGGAGGTACTCAAGAATATACTAAAGACTGTGAATGAGCTGGATTCTAAACAGAAGGAAGAAGTGAGAGTGAAACTTCTTGAAGCTGCGAATGAATTATGTCTAGAGAACAAATCTCTGAAACATGAAGCAGTTCGTAGAACGATGGCGAGAGTGTTTGGTGATGATAAGTGTATTGGTAAGAGAAAGAATGGTCGACCCTGTGCGAACAAGTGTTTCGCGGGGTTCGATGGGTACTGCAGAACGTGTTATAAGTCCAAGCCTCCAGAAGCGAGGGTGATTAGCTTCGGAGAAGTTTCACAAGAGACTGTTAGAGTTGACATGAGTAGTGCGGGTACTTGTGTACTTGCGGGTGCTGGGAGTGGAGGATTTCCGGGAACCCCGGTATCGAGGAGCCCCCCACCCGAAGACGAGCTTAGAGATTTACCTCCCCTATATTAATAATGAACAAATCAGATATTCTACTAAACTCTATCAACGCATTTTATGAAAAACAAGAGAATAAAGCTATACTTGTCGAACTACTGACGAAGAGTGGGGGTATATCTCTCCGAAATTTGGAGTGGTTTATCACGAATTACTCTAAGAAAAACAATCTTTCCTATGAAACTAATGATGGAAAGATCTTCAGTGTTCATTGTGCGTACAAGTCAAGTCTCGACGGATACTCGAAAAAGCTTTTTGACCCCTTTTGTCGAACGGAAAAGATAACGTATAAGTTACCGGGCTCATCTGAGGAAATTCATACGACCGTTGCACAGCTGAATTTCATCCGATGGTGTGTGAAGAATAATATCGTAGATTACATTCGTAAGCATCACGATACGTTATTTATTAAAGGGAATACCCTTCGATCCCAGAAGACGTAGACTCTTTTTTCAATTGTAGTAAATTTCCAACACCCGCATCCGTTGGTCTTGGTCTACCTCCTGGTTGATCATTTTTCAATTGTAGTAAATTTCCAACACCTGCATCCGTCGGTCTTGGTCTACCTCCTAGCGGTCCTGAAGGCATAACATTAAAATCGTCTAGGGTTGGTATGTACCTGTCGGCAGACATACCTACACCGGACATGAACCCTCTATCGAAGAGGAATGTCTGGTATCCAACATAGTACATGTTTAACGTGTATACGTTTGTCAGATTGGGGGTGAGTGAAATATCAAGAATGGTTCGATCCGAATTTAATTTACTGAAGTCCAGGCTTCCCGATGGCTCCACATTAATCGGATTCATCGCGAATGCATACGTGTAAATATTTCTATCCGGTTTCGAGAACCTACTATTATAAGGTACGACATATTTGTAGAATGTGTGATCGGGATTATTTATGTTTGGTAAATCCTGACCGTTAATGTACAATTTAGCTGACTGTTGTATGGGGTTAAAAAACTCGTTTATGATATTATACGTGTTTGACGTAGAAAAATTGTACCTATTTTCAAACTTTCTCCCGAGAACGCCTGTATCACCCGTACCAAGGTTTGATGGTGAACCGTGTTCAGTTTCATCTTCGAAATCTTTACGTCGCAAAAACCAAAACATAGATTTAACAGGGATATCGGGAACGAGTTGTAATTTTACGGTCTCTTCGCCTATCTCAGTCTCCATTGACGGGTGCTTTTTCACTACATCCGTGATCAACACCTGTTGCTTAGTGGTTAGGAACGACTTTTCTTGTGCCGATACTGTAATCTCTTCCGTGATTACACTGAACTTATCTAATGTCAGAGGTGAAAAGTCTGGATTATTTGTAAAGAACGTGGCTGGTCTAAACTTTATCTCAAACTCAAGCTTCTGTTTATGAATAGCGCACGTAGGGAAATAGGGTCTGTTAGGGGAATTGGATGCATATTCATCTCCCTCGTACTTGCGCGAAAAAAATAGAGGTATAGGTATCATAAGCTGTGATGCATACCTAGATAGAGCCGCGTCGTTGGCATGAGAAGTGCCTTCTGATTGATTACGATTGAGTGTGTACCGTTTGGTTCTCTTTTCAGAAGCGTCGAGATAGAGTTCGTCATAAATAATACCCCAGTCATCATGGTATTTCTCAAGTTCCAACTCGTCTACACGCATCGTTACCGTTTCTATGACATGACGGCCTATCTGATCAGCGATATTGGCATTTGACTCGACCTTTGGAAATTCGAGGTGAACATACATATTGCTAAGGAGGTCACCCATGTTCTGTGGATTGAGTGTGACTTTGATGGATTCACCAAATGGCCACGTCGTCGACGCGTTCGAGGGTTTAGAGATAGTGGTACTTTTATGATATTTCGTGAAGTTTGAATGTTGATTATACTCATAATTAAAGAAGGAATGTGTCGGGCTATCACGTAACAGGTATGTATCCTGTTTACCTATCGCATTAAGGGCTAGTACAGAACCCGTATCGGGACCTTTAAGGTCCATTCTTATCTATTGCTCACAATTTTTTAATATCAGTTTTCCACATGTCGAGATATCCCGTAGCTTGGAGTTTCTTCACCTCTTCATTCAAATCCTTCCATTCCTTGAATAGGGCATCCACCCTTTCTTCTGTGTAATCCACCGTTCTCGTGTGTAAGAGATAGTCGAACGAATCATCAACTTTGGGAAACATACCGGACAGCTGAGATTCGAGATCCTGTTTCTTACGCCTGAAGACCACAATATCACCTTCAATCACCATCTTAACGAATCGCGCACGCCTGGCACAGAGTTCCGCCTTTCGCTTCGTAATCTCGAGAAGTCGAGCCTTCCTCTTCACGTAGTGTTCCACTCGTAGAGTGATAAAGTCTTTGAGAATATCCTCTGCACTCTCATATTTGCAAATACCCTTCGTAGGGTGGAAGAGGTGCATATTTGAACACCTGATAGTCTTCTCCAATTTGAGATCCTTCACAGCATCCTTACCACTGTAATCTTGAATCACAAAGTCAACGTTTTCGGTTGTGCTATTGTTCGTGAAACTTCCGATAATCTTCTTTTCGACGAGAGTGTCAAGGTGTTCCTTATAGTCTTGCGTCCAACGACCCGGTGGAAGTTCGGATACTTTAATCGTCTTTCCGATGCACGTCCATACACCTTGAGCCACCCACGATTCATCATCTTGTTCAAGGATTTTACCCTTGAAACCTCGGAACCAGGGTTTCATCTTAGTCAGTCCCTGTCCCCGGGTATAGTTGAGAATGTTCTGCTTGATATCCTCCGGGTTAAACGGGGGTACATAGCAAGAAAATCCTGTTCCAATACCCTCGCTTCCATTTACAAGAATCATAGGAAGGGTTGGCATGTAATATTCTGGTTCAATAGACCTCCCATCGTCATCGAGATACGTAAGAATATCATCATCCTTGGGATCGAAAATAGTACGCGCTTCCTTAGTGAGCTTTGTGAAGATGTACCTCGTTTGAGACGCATCTTTACCACCCATGAGCCGTGTCCCGAACTGACCACATGGTTCGAGAAGGTTGATGTTATTCGAACCGGTATAATCGTTGGCCAGCTTCACGATCGTCTCGGCCAGAGAGACTTCGCCGTGGTGATAGGCACTCTTCTCAGCCACATAGGCTGCGAGCTGTGCCACCTTCATCTCATCCTTGAGATTCTTCTGAAAACAAGAATACATCACCTTTCTTTGAGAGGGTTTGAGACCATCTGCCACATGGGCGATGGATCTCTTCAAGTCAGCCAATGAAAAGTTTACGAGATCTTTGTGAATAAACTCTGAAATACCCAACTGCTTAATGTTACCGTAGGATACTTCGAGCTGATTCGCCTCCTTGGCGGTACTCTCGAGGAGCCATGTCTTTCTTGCATCAGCCTTCTTCTTGTCGAAAGCGAGAACAACCGACTCATCCGTCATGACATCCACGTCGAACTTGACCGTGAGTGTCTCGATCATCTTGAAGTACTCTCGAGCCTCTGCGCTCGTAGAAGTACCGAGACCCTTATAGTACTTGATTCGCCAGCCAGCTTTTCCATCTCCATACCATGCACGGAAGGCGGAGTCCGTGTAGAAGGATTTAGACTGAGAACCTTTCGTGGCTTTGATGATTGGAGTCACCATCGAAACGACGAATCCAAGATCAAGAAGAGATGGCCAAAATGCGTGGATCATATTGATAATCAACCCCTTGATGTGGGAACCGTCATTATCCGCATCCGTCATAATCATCAAACGTCCGTATCGAAGCTCGGAAACATCCGTGTACTCCTTACCCTGTTGAAGCCCGAGGATCTTCTTGAGATCGGAAAACTCCTGGTTCGAACTCAATTGTGCGACGGAAGCATCGCGTACGTTCTTGCATTTTCCTCGAAGGGGAAAGACTCCGTAGTGGTCCCTGCCGACCACGGAGAGACCGGCGACAGCGAGAGTCTTCGCCGAGTCACCCTCTGTGACGATGAGAGTGCACTTTTTCGATTGAGAAGTACCCGCCTTGTTTGCATCATCGAGCTTCGGGATCCCGGTGATTTTACTCTTACGAGCTCCACCATCAGTCTTAGCCAATTCTTTCATCTCCTTAAATTTCGAGAGCGCTGTGAGCTCATCAGAAATGCCAGTCTTCAAAACGTTTTTGACGAAGGTTTTGGGCATCTCAAATTTGGAGCCAAAATCTTGAGCCTTGAGCGTACACTCGGATTTGACCTGACTCGAGAAAGTAGGATTTTCCAAGGTCGCCTTGACGAAAATGCGAAAAGTTGCTTTGACTTGTTGAGGTTTCAGCTTGATCTTCTTAGCCATATCATCAATGATTCCTGAAGCAACCATTGAAGCCACGTGATCAACATGGGTTCCACCTTTAGTTGTACAGATGCCGTTCACGAAGGAAACCTGTTCCATACCATCTTCCGAAGGTCCGATGCAAACAGACCAACGGTCAGTCGTGGCGGAGTAAACGTTCTCAACTCCTTCGTGCATCTTCGCATAGGCTTCGAAGTTTTGCTTGGGAAGAGCTTCACCATTAAACTTGACTTTGCAATTTGCCGAGGTGCATATGTTCGCATCCCAGACACGCTTTTCCATGATCTTATAGATCCCATTCTCCATATCCTTCATTCCAAACCTAGACCAGTCGGGTTTGAAAGAAACGGAGACGGATGCAGTAGCACCGTTGAATTTTTTCATTTTTGGAGGGTAGCACGTAGACATGTTGTCGAACCATTCTTGGGAATATTCTTGTTTGGTTTCCGGGTCCTTGATGATGACTGAGAACCACTTACTATAGATATTCGCCAGCTTTGCTCCATATCCGTTCCTGCCTCCCACAATACGCTTTTGTGTATCATCGTAGTTGGTACTCGTGAGCAGGTGACCAAACACGAGTTCGGGATTCCACACATCTTCTTTTTGGTTTTTTTGAATGACGAGTCCTCCGAGAGGTCCGTTGTTGTCTATGGTGACCATACCACTATTTTTGTCGACGTTGACGGAAATAGACGTAACCTGTTTGGGGTACATGGAGTTCCGGTCGATGGCATTGACGAGTACTTCGTCAAAGATCTTGAGTAAAGCCGGGCTGTATTTGGTCGTGGTCTTTTTGAATTTTTTACCATTGAGCACCCAATAGGGTTCCCGAACAGCGTCTACTGGACCTACATAGGAGTCGGGTCGCTT